TGGAAAAAGAATCGCACCTTCTGGATATGGACGATCAGAACCACGCCAAATGGCATGGTTCTGATCTGGGGGTCTTGATCGTCCTACCTTACGAGCATGTGGTTGCGTTTGGAATGGAAAACATTTCCGGCGACTTTGACCATAGCCCCCTCCATTCCTATGTCTTTTCGACAATCACCACGCTAATTATGAACTCTTTCGATGCGCACGAGGGGGCGGAGTAATCCCCAAATGCTCTAAGACCAAGGGTTCTTTATACAGGTATGCGCGGAGTTTCTTGAGAACTTTATCCCTTTGACGGGCAACAGTTGTCTTTGGGATTCCCGTAATATATTCGACTGTGCGCAAACTCAAACGCTCAAATAGCAGGACGTTTATCAGCCAAAGTTCCCATTCGTCCAGCGTATCTAATGCGCCGACTACGGTTTCTCTCAGCGCTATGCGCTCTTCTTTGGAGGGGCTGATCGTCTGCCCCGGCGCGGCCAGCAACAGGGCCTCTAGTTGTGTATCCGGTATCTTGTGATGTGAGAGGAAGGGGTCTTCGTGAGATAAACCCTGTAGCGGGTTATAGGATCGTTCCCTCTTCGGCACGCACCCCAGTATACGTCATCGCCGGGTTTAGAAGTTCCTCCGCTATTATGCGCGTATTCTCGCTGTAGCCGGAAGGTTGACCTTTCTCCCACGCTTCGTCGTGGTCGATCCAGCCTAAGATTTCTACTGCGCGGAACTCTGGGGCTACAGGTTTGGCGACGAATAGCACCAGACCTCTCCCCAACTGCTTATTTCGTACAGCCGCATTATTGCTTGTTCTTACTCGCCTGACTTCAATATTGTGGCCCACATCAGGCAAGTCCTTGAACTCTTTGTGCTTGTTCTTAGGCCAAACGTGACCTGACCAGTATTGGTTCGTCAACTTGGCGACGGCCAACTCGCTCACGCACGCTGCCGCCTGCGCTGTGCGGTTGTCCTCCATCCTGTTCTTGTCGTAGTGTGCGGCGTCACGTTTGCCCCAGTTCTCCGCGTAGCGTCGTGCGCCTACATGCAAGGCCCATTCGTATTCCCACGGGTGCAGTTCTACGAGAATCATTCCTTGCTCGCTTTCACTTGGACTACAAGCCGGTCGTTGGGGATAATGCCCGCACGTTGGCACCCATCTAGACATAGTTTGATGTAGTTGTCCAGATCGCCACGCAAGGGGGTCTGCCATTCGTTCAAGGAGCGGACAATGATGTAGGTCGCTTCTTCGCAAAAGGTCATCTCCACGGCAACCGGCCCATCAAAGACCGGCGCATTGTCGCCAAGTGCTTCAATGTAAGTTTTTTCCGCTTCGATGGTTTCCTTCGGCGTGTAAACGCGACCCTTCCGCGACATTCTGGGACGACCCTTGGGCTGTGGCCTGCCGGGTACGACGAACGAGAACTCATCAGGAGCCGCTTCGTGTTGTTGCTCGCCGTGCTGCTTCTTGGACGAGCCTTTCGATCTGGCGGTCACAATCGTGTCTGCCCGTAAACTTCGGTCCGTCTTCCCACCATTGTCCCAATCGCGTGTCTAGGTCTTTCGTCCATGACATTACGTCCCCGTGAGAATAGCCGGATTCAAACATGGAGCGGGCGAACCTGTTCAAGAAGCCGTGTCGGCCACGGCCCGCACCCTTGCCACGGTAGTACGGAACGGGACCGTTCTCGTACATTTCGGCTGACAGCCCACGAAGGCGTGAGCCGTCCACGTTCATCAACGGTTCCTTGCTGTAGTCCCGTTTCGGGGGCAAGTCGGGATAGATAGGTTCTGGTTCCTTGTACAGCGCGGCAGCAGACTCAAAGAGTGCTGTAGGCGTTCGCGCTTGTTCCGCAAGGATGATGAAGTCGAACAGGTCCAAGTATTCGCTGTCAGAATCGCTCGCGCTGTTGCTGTCGATCACTACTTGCCTGTGTTCTGGGCGCTTCCCGCCGTATGGCAGCCGCATGTAGTTGCCCGGTGGGCCTTTCAGGGAATCCTGTTTCGGGTAGACAGCGTCGTAGGGGATGTCGGCAATGTCTAGCGCCCCCTTCAGGGCGCGGCGCATGGTCGATGCTTTGACCCAGTCCTGATTGAATACCCAAACGTGGTAGCCCTTGCTGCGGGATCGTTCTAGCCAGCATTGGATCTCTAACGCTTGGAGCACGGTTTGGATGCTTCTCGCATAGATGAGCGAATCCTCGCCTTCGTCGATGTCGATGGAACCCCACCGGCACATCCACAGGTCTGGCTCCATTTCAACGTAATGGCGGTTGTCGTCGACATCTTCACGCCAAGTATCGGGACCACCGCGCTGGTACAGCGGGTCGTAAACCATCGGGTATATCCCGATCATTTCCTCACCCGTCAAGTGGCGTTCCAGCAGGTCGTCGTCGACTTGCGCCCATCGGCATCCGCCCGAGTCGGTCCCGTAGGCGAGATCGAATCCTCTGAACAGGTTGCGCATCTGCGGGGCTGGAAGCGTGTCACTCATCTAAACTCATCTGCTCCCACACGATTCCCGGCTCCAGCAGCCTTCCGCTTGCGTGAATGGTCAGGTTGACTTCCGCTTTTTCGCCGTCACCAGACTTATTCTTCCACAAGCCGACGCTGATCTCGTTCTCATAGAACTTCCGGTCTTCGTCGTCTAGGTTGGTGTCATCCCACCTGCGCCATGTTTCTATGAGAAAGTGGCTTTCGCTGGTGGACGCATACCGTCCCGCCTCTATGCCACCAGCCCGACCACGGTTCCCTGAACCTCGCCCGGACTGGTGAAGAATCACGCCTACAACACGCCAGTCAGACACGAGTTGCTTGAACGATTCGATCTTCGCTTGGACGCTGGCAGCATCGCCAGCGCCTCCACCACGAATCAGTTCCAAGTAGTCGTATACGAGAACTTCGGGTCGTTGACCGTCCCAAAGTTCGACTGACGCAATGCGCATTGCCTTGTCTATGTCGTCCACACTCATGCCTGTGGACTCAAAGTGCAGGTTGCTTTCATCCCGCATGAGTTGTTCGACTCGTTCCCACGCTGTGGGGTCTTCCCGAATCAAACGGGCGATCCAGTCTTTCTGGTCGACCTCTAAGCGTATGGCTGCGTATCTGCCCCAGAACATTGTTTCGGTTTCATCTGGGCTAACCCAGAGGGTCCGATGGTGGCGATTGCGGGCCACCATGTTCAGGGCCAGCAGGGTCTTGCCCGTGTGGGATCGACCGATGACTGTCACCAACTGCCCAGCGCGAGCACCGCCCAAGGTGGCGTCGTCAAAGACACGCACCCCAAACGACCATTCGCTGCCGGACCGCAGGTCGTGGCGCATACGCCTGACCTGCTCTCCCTTGGGTGTGAACAATCTCCGCAAGTCCGCAGCGGAGATCCCCTCTATTTCTGCTGGAGGCTGCGAGGGTGCCGGGGTCGAAGCGTCCGTAGACGCTTCTCCCCCGGCCCGTGCGCTAGCGATTCGTGCTAGCGCTTCCTCCAGACTGAGTTCCTCAGGCACCGGCCTTAGAGAGCCAGCCCTGTGAATCCACGGGGTCTGGACGGTCGCCCCAGTTGAAGGAGGTGTTCTTCACCAACGCAGCAAAGTATCCACTCTTGCCAGCAAGCGGATGGTTCCCATCGCCTTGCCCCAAGAAGGGGTTGCCGTCGGGACCGATGCTCACGGAACGCTTGATCTTGAAGTCTCCAAGACCGCACTTGCCGTTCTTCGTGAGCGGAATGTCCTTGTTCTGCAACGATTCGGCCCAGTAGTCGGCGGGGAACTGGCGTAGCCCTGCCCCGAACAACTGCCGGATAGCCTGATTGCACAAGAACATGGAGTCCTTGCCAGCGTATTGCGTGCCAGCGTTCTTCTCCACCTGCCAGATGGCAAGCACCTGTCCGTATTCGGTGTCGTCGATGTATTTCGACTGGGTGCCTTCGTTCACGGCGGTTGCCGCCGGGAACGCTGATTGCACCATCTCAACGGCCTGATCCACCATGTCTGAACCGGGCGCTACGGCGATTTCCGCTCCACCGGACAGGTTCACCAGAGCATCCTTGATGCCCGGTAGCGCCTGCGCCAATGCTTGAGCGTTTTCAATCGCCATTGTGACGGCTACGCCGTCGGGGTCGTTGCCAATTTCGGCAACAGCCAGTTCAACCCCTGCTTTGAGGATGACCTGTGCTTCAATACTAGCCCGCTCTAGCGGACTCATAGGCTTGAAAGCCATAACTACGCGCCTCCTATCGTTGCGCCTTTGCACCGTGCGAACGATTCGCACCATTTGCTGGAACACCACCAACCGTTGTCACCCAGCGGGTATGGACCCGTCTGCGTTTCCAACAGTTTGCAGAGCGCCAACACTTTCTGCCGCAGCCAGTCGAAATGCTCCTGACCACGCTCTAAATCCATACGCCCCACACCCTGCGGGTGCATCACAGCGTATGAAAAGTTTGGGATACCCAGCGCGTAGCAATACGCTATCGACTGAACATCCCACCGCTCGTATTGCCAGCGGTCCCTTGTGTAATCCCGGCTAGGGAACTTCCAGTCCCATAGCCGATCTTCTTCCACTAGGTCTACGGTGCCCGTGAGTCGAACGATTCGCTGATCGTCTTCGATAAGTGGGACATCAAACGTGTATTCAACCTCAACGGGTGCCACTAGCGGAAAGATTTCTTCAGCCCACGAGGTAATCTTCTTCACTCCCGCCTCGTGGGCGGTTTCTGGCGTGTACGAGTTCCAGACCTCAATGTCCGGGCAGACACGTTCAAACTCAAGTTCAAACGTGTCCAACATCGCACGCAGATCCATCGGGGCCTGTGCGTAGCCTTCTTGTACATCCAAGACAGAGTTCAAAGCGTCTTCTGCGACCGCATGACATACGGTCCCCAGCGTTGACGCATCCTTCATGGGTTCGCTGACAAGGCTGAAGATGTCGTTGCGCCAGCGCTCCAAACACATGTCTGAAGTCTTGATCGACGATTGCCGGACCCACGTGTGGACCCACCGCCCGTCGGCTGCCTTGTGTAGTGGGTATGTCATACGCCTCCCTTACTTAGTACCATCCTCCCCCCCCTTTAGGGGGGAGGATGAGACTTAGTACCTATAGAGCCTAGTCGCTGTTGCCGTCCGAATCCGACTCCTGCTCGTTACAATCCGTCGACCCAGATGACGATTCGGCGTCTTTCTTTGCGTTTGCGTTACGTGCTCGCTGGTATTCCTTCAGCGTCATGGCCTCGTCCCACCCTGTAGGCGAAATACTCATTACTGCTCGCCCCCTTCCAGCACACGAAACACCGGTCGGCCATCAGGGCCGCGTTGGACCTCTTCGGCCTCCGCTCCCACCTTTGCGGCTGTGCGCCGGGGCCATAGCCCCGAAGCGGAAGATTCCATCGCCCCTAGCGCTATCTCCCTGCGTTCGTAGACATCCTGATCGCATGTCTCTGCCCACACACACGTGGCTTCATCCGCAAAATTCGTGTAGTTCAAATCGTCTGCGTACAGGACGAACCAGTTCAGCAAGAGATCCCGTGGGATGCTCATGCGCCACGGGTACTCGCTACTGCGTCCGTCTGTGATGGTTCCCATCCAGAAGCGCCCTCGCCACATGACGCCCTCGTTCGTTCCAGACTTGACGTAGACACTTTGATCGTTCGTCTTTGCGTAGTTGACTACCCGGTTGCGCATGGCGCGCAAAGAATCTACGTCATAGGCATGGACGCTCAGGTACGTTCGCCCATCCGGGGAGTCGTCTTGGATGGAGTAATGCCCGTCTAATGAAGTAATCCACATTTGTCACCTCCGTGACGATAAACGTGCGAGGGCGGAGCGGAGGGGTATGGGTGGACGCCCCGCCCCCACACGAGATTGGTTGGTTAGCGTTCCACCGTAGGAAACGATTCAGCCTTCGGCCCAACAAGACTGAACCGAATCTGCTTCGGCACAACACCGCACCGATACATGTTGAAGGCTTTGATGTACATGCCCGCAGTAATGCGGGCGATCTTGATCCACGAGTGCTTGCGCCCTTGTGCATCTTTGAGGGCCTGCTGCTGAAGCGTGTAGGCCGGGTTTAGAACTTGCGAAGGAGCAATCACCTGATTGGCGAATTCCATCGCAGCCTCATGGTCAACCACAGCGCACACATAATGGGCGGCACCCGCCCCCGTCGCAGACATGGAAACAGCGCTGTTCAAGCGCTTCCCCACGCTGGCTGCTTCCTCTAGCGCACTCGTGTTGTCACCGATGAACTCAACGAGATTGGCGGTAGTCAACCGCTTGACAGCGTTGGTGTCCACGTTCATGTCCCCTGTTGCTTGGTAGGCGACTACTCGTCGCGCTATCGCTGGGAGGTGCTTGACATGGCGGAAAGCGCGAGGATCGTCTGGATCATTCGTGATGATCTGGAGGATGTCGCTCACGGTGCGCTTGCGCCCCGTGTCCGCTACTAGCAGCGTCTTTCCATGTTCCACGCCTTCGATCACGTTGAACTGTTGGACAGTTTCGCTTTCGATGACAGCGGCCAGCCGGTGCTGGCCGTCGGACAGGCGCCCCCGCTCATCCAAGATGAGCGGAACGCCGATGTTGTGCCAGTCGCCATCCAGCATCGCACACGCATACTTCAACACAAGTTCCTCGTTGACGTTGCGATTCGGTGCTGCGTTGTCTAGCAGAATACGGGCCTCGTAGGGGCCGATGAACTCCACGGTTGTGGACGGGGCGCGACTCCCGATAAGCGCCTTGTTACTCATGCTGTCCTCCTGCATGTGTAGAGAAAAAGTGCGTTGTTAGCGCAGACGCACCCCTGCGAGCAGCCGGAGGGTGGGAGGTTCGGAACCTCCGACCGCCGGGACTGCCTATCGTAACGCTAGAAAGGCTCTTCCGCCAGCACCAGATCCATCAGGTAGCGTTCTGCTGCGTCAGCGATAGGTGTCTTACCCTCAAGCGCCTTCGTGATTGACCGTTGCTGCGCCTTCTCGTCGCTGTCGTAACCAGCGTTGATGTAGTGCTGCTCCGCTCCTTGCAGGGCGTTGTATGCGTTCCACATGGTCGGATAGCCCCGCTGGCTCTCTTCCTTCCACATGGCCGCACACGCCCCACGCTTGTTCTCCCAAGCGCTAACGGTCCTCCCGTGAGCGTCCGGCTCAGGAGCGGGGAACAGGTTGTCAAGCATCTGCTTGAACATCTGATCCGTAAAGTCCTGATCCTTCAGCGTCTGAGCCATCCGCTTCAGCGCCTCCCCCTGAGCCATCGACATCTCC